CCACACTGGTTAGGTAGAGAAGATTTTCATTCATCACATCGTGCTAACTTGTTGCGTAAGGATAGAGAATATTATTCACAATTTAAGTGGACAGAAAATCCTGAGTCTCCTTATGTATGGCATGATGTAGAAGGTCAATGGTATGAACAGCATGTAGGAACAGGACAAAGGATCTATTTATAATGGATATACAAAAAAATAAAAATGAAATTATCAGAGTTGAAACCTCTGAATTCAAGGGTAACAAGTTCATTGATTGTAGGGTCTATTTCAAGGATGAAAATAGTGGTAAATACTTGCCTACTAAAAAAGGTATAGCATTTAACCACAAGATTGCCAAACAAGTAATAGAAGCTATTCTCGATGAAGCGGAGAATGGTGACTATGACAACCAACAATCAGATTGGAAAAATTTTAAAACTAATTAACTAATAGGAGTTATATATGTATTATGAAGTGCAAGTACTATTTATAGAAGAAGTACAAGTTAAGAATGGAACTAAAGAAAAGAAAGTTCGTAAGAATTATCTGGTGGAATGTGATGCTTGTTCTGTTGCAGAAAACAAAGTTAGAGAATGGTTAAAAAACTCACCATTCGCGTTTGATGTAAAATGGGTAAAAGAGTCAAAAATTATAGAGGTAGTTGATGAAGGATAAATGTGTAACTTGTAACAAAAAATCTATCTATGATAGAGAAGAACATATTGATTTCAGGATTGGATATATTGAAGGTGCTGGTCAATTGTGTTTAGAATGTTACAATGAGTTATACAAGAAAACCTTTGTTAAGGAGAAAAAAGTTGGTACTAGATAGTTTATTAGCAGGAGTAATGTTATTCAGTTCCTTTGCGGTTAGGACACCTAATGTAGAACCTAACCCAGATGACTATGAAGTAAGTATAGGTTTAACACATAAGTACTTTCATTTCAATCGTCAATGGGAACGAGAGTTGGGTACAAAATATAATGATGTCTTAGCTTGGGCTAAGTTAGATGAGGGTATATATTTTAAACCAGAGTATATGAATAAACAAAGTAAATCTATTAAGTATCTAAAACTTGACTGGCGTAGAAGTTGGAAAGGTATTAGTGCTGGGTTGACAACTCGTTCTACTGATGAGACATTAAAATTATATGAAACATTTGCTTCGGTTGGTATGAGTAAGACAAAGAAATATTATAATGATAAAATTGAAGTAGTGGTTTCATTTGATGGATATTTTCCACCTGATGATAGTGGCGACAATAACACATTTGAATTTGAAGATAAATTTAAAGTGAGTTGGAAACTTACAGATAAAATTAAATTATATAATTTAGGTGAGATATCCAAACTTCAAGGTAAAGAATTTTACAAAGGTAAAATAGGAGTAGAGTATGTTTTCTGATGGTACATTTTTCGTTACTATAATATCAATACTTGTGGTTGGATTGGTAATTGCAACATTACCATTTTATCTATTATGGAATTGGATAATGCCATTATTTGGATTACCCAATTTATCTTTATTTCAATGCTGGGGGTTTTTGTTACTGGTTCAGATTTTAGCTTTTCCACATACATATTCAAAAGATAAATAATGGAGAGAGATAGTGACATTGACAGAAATAATAAAAGAATTAAAAAATGCAATTAATACTCATAATTGGAATAAGGTAATGGAGATAATTGAAGAATTAGAAATATTACAAAGAGAAGATGATGAGTATGAAGATCCTTATTATGAAGATTGGGATGAATAAATTTGGGGCTGAACTTGGTATCGATTATTATAATCAGTTTATAAAGTGCAGCAGAGTATGAGTAGACTCTTAAATAAGACTCAACTAACCTAATTGGCGAAGTATCGCTAGACGGGTTGGACATTGATTGGCATCTAGCTGAGTATGATTACCCAGCTGCACCAATCGGTAATGACCAACCATCTTATTCAGCATACGCTGCGTAAGATTTTGGGTTGTCTAACACCCGAACATAAAATAAGTTAGACCACCTCACTTTAGCTAGATGGAAGTTAGTGATTAAAGAAACTGCCAGTTGGCAACTCTGGATAAAGTTGTTAGTGGTTTTGCAGGTAAATTAATAGGCCTTCTACAAGTAATGGGAAAACCTGTCTAAGCTGTGAACGACTTAATAAATAGGTATAGTAAGACTCGGGTTCGATTCCCGACAGCTCCACAAGATATGAAGAAGTTGATAAGATTATTAAAAAAATTATTTGGTGGCGCCACTATCACGGCGGAGAAAGAGAAGAAATGCATTATATATGTTTATAGTGCAGATACAAATAAAATAGATGAGGATGGTGGTCCTTATAAAGTAGAGGTAACAAAATATGATTGAATGTATTTCAATGTTAATTGTAATGTTAGGAGTAGGTATGTTGTCAACTCTAATTTTAATTTGGGATAAGCTACCAGATGAGGAAAAAGATAAATGAAAATTATAAATGAAATAATATTATTTTTAATACAATGGTTACATTGGACTTTCTTGGTATTGATTGGAGTATCTGTACCATTGGTATTATTATTAGAACCAATTTATGTATCTCTACCTATATGTGCATGGATAATGCATTTAGGTTTTAGTAGGACATTGGATTGTCCCTGGACTAGATTAGAAAATGTGTATAGAAGTAAAACGGGTAGGCCAGAGATAGGTGGATTTATTTCACATAATCTAAAACTCTTAGGATTAAAAAAGAAAAAATAAAATGTATTTTAGTTGGGTTGTCTTATATTTATTATTGTTAGTATAAAGACCGAAAGTTCAAACGACTAATCGTGATAAAAAGTGTATTGGTGACGATCAATAAAGATACTAAATAAATAAAAAGCGGTTCTAAATTAACAAGTTTTTAAAAAAATATGAAATTAAGGTTATCAAATGAGTAAAGGGTTTTACGAAAAATCAAATATCGCCACAACAGATAATCCATTAAATATAACATACGATGAAATATTACAAAAATCTTTCGAAGAATTAGATTCTTGGATTGACGAGTTACGCCTGTATGTTATTACACAATGGGATAAAGAAGGACAGCCACCTGTCATTGGTAAAAATGAAGATGAGATAATTAAAGGCTGGTCTAAACTTAAAGACTTTGATGTAGATTCGTTCTATAATGATAAACATAAAGTGGTTAAAAACTTTAGTAAGATGGCTAGTGGTGTTAATCAATTCTTTCCTACTATGTTAAAGACTAAGATAAGTAGTGGTGTTAGTAGTGAGGGAGCTACATCTATCTATGATATGTTCAAAGAAGATGATTTAAAAGAAAAATTTAAGAAGTCTATGTTCCGCGGATTATTTAAAGACTCAATGTATAGTTATGGTAAATCTGTTTTAATGGAAGATGTCGGTAATGTAGAAGAATATTTAACACAATTGAATAATGATAAAGATTGTGGTATTACTATTATTAGACAAGCTAAACCAACGCCAGTACCAGATGAATATAATTATTTAGTATTTAGCTCAACTAAAATTAATGAATATATAAAAAGCGGTCATCTTACTACTCAGAACTTAAAAACTATTATGGGAGATGTAGACGATAGTTATGAATTAAAGAATGGTAATAAAAGATATTATTGGTATTATGTTCGTAAGTATGATAGGAACAAAAGAATCTTTCCATCAGCATTACAAGTATTCAGATTAGGATTAGGACAACCTGCAGTAAACTTTCCACCATTAACAGCTAAGTTCTTATATGAACACTTTACTAAACATATAGATAATACAGATAAGGTTACAGTATATGACCCGAGTGCAGGATGGGGTGGTAGGATATTAGGTGCGATGTGTACTAATAGACCATTACATTATATAGGAACAGATCCAAATCCGGATAATGTTGGAAGATATGAGAGGGTAGCTGAGTTCTACAATACTCATTGTAACCAAAATAATCCGTTCTTTGGCGATGGTTCTTCCAACTCTTACGAAATTTATCAATTAGGTAGTGAGGTTATAGGTGATGACGAAAATTTTTTAAAACACTTTGGTAAACTTGATTTCGTATTCACCTCTCCACCTTATTTTAATCGGGAACAATATTCTCAAGACGAAAATCAATCGTTTAAAAAGTTTTCGGCGTATGAAGATTGGAGAGATAATTTTTTAAAACCGACTTTAACTACGGCTTATAATTTTTTAAAAAACGATAGATACATTTGTTGGAACATCGCCGACATCAAAGTTGGTAGTAATAAATTCATTCCATTAGAACAAGATAGTATAGATGTTGTTGAATCTTTGGGTGGTGAATATCAAGGTATTTATAAAATGTTAATGACTCGTATGGTTGGTATCAATGCGAGTAATGTTAAAAATTCAGTAGAACTTGATGGTAAATATTATAAATTTGAACCTATATTGGTATTTTATAAATCATGATTTTTAGAGATTTTGATAAAAAAATAGAACCACCATATCAAGATGGTAAGTGGATTTATCCTGATACAATTTATGAACAAGTAGAGCAATGTTTTCTTAGAACACAAAGACCTATTGGTGTAAAAGAATATAAAGATAATAAACCAAGATTACTGGATCCATTTAGAAAGATTAATAAACACAAAATGCAAGGTTATTTTGATGATGATAATTACAAATGTTTAGATTGGGCTACTGATGAAAATGGTGTAGTTAGAACAGCCATTATCTATTATGACATATCTAAAATGTCAAATAAGAAAAAAACTATCACATCATTTACACAAAGAAAAATAGAATTGAGTGAAAATGATTCTTATATATTTGATGTTGCGTGTGATGTTGGATATGAAAGATGGTTAGGTTTTTTAATGGAGAGACACTTTTCTAAAACGGTATTTGGTACTACTATTGCTGAATGTGATATGCAAAATAAACAACTTAGAAGGGTATTTGAATCTCTTGGATTTGAAAGAATAGATAATAAAGTAAGTAGTTTTGCAGATATGTATGGTATTTGGTGTAAACAAAATGAGTTATTACCTATTGAGAAAATTGAAGAGTCACAAGAGTGTTCATTACAACGATTAATTATGGTTGTACCACCAGTGCAGCCTTTGGTAAAACAATTGTATAAGATAGAAGATGAGTTATTTGCTAATCACTATTCCAATTACAACAAAGGTAATACTTGGAAAGGTATTGTATTAAAGGGTTATGGTGGCAAGGAAGATTTTATTATTAAGCCAAGTGAGATGACTAATAGTTGGAAAAAAGAAAATGCAGAAAAATTAGATTGGGAATGTAAAGATACACCATTAAGAAAAAGATTAGATAAAGTAGAGAAGTTTATTGAGTTATTAGAGGTTGAAGAAAGTGATATAGAAAGAGTCAGGATATTAAAATTAGGTAAAGATGAAGGTGAGTTAGAACGACATACAGATATACAAGATAGAGATGCTGGACTAAATGATGGTCAATGGGCTAGGTTACATTTTCCATTAGTTACTAATGATTGGGTATTTTTTACACAATGGAATACTGATGGTACGGAAACTGTTGCACACATGGATATTGGTGAGTTGTGGTATTTGGATATGAGAAAACCACATACAGCAATCAATCATGGTGATGAAGATAGGTATCATTTGATTATTGATGTTAGGTCAAGTGAGAGTTTAAGAGCTTGGTTAAGGAGAAGTAGGAAATCATATCCACCTGAAAAGGAGAGTGCTAATTATGAAAATTGGTAATGAGAAATTAGAATCAATGTTTAAGGTTGCAGGTATTGAGAAAAAAGTATTACACGATGCGTTATTGAAAATGGGTACTAAACAATTGAAAACAAAACAAATGAGAGATGCTTGGTCAGAAGATAATCCAACTAAGAATTATTGTTATGTGGTATCAGAAATGGTGTTTTATTATTTAGCACCTAAAGGAAGTAAACCATATAAGTTACCTAATATACCTGGTGATGATGGACTACATAGATTTTTAAAATGGCCTGATGGTACAATAGTAGATTTGACAGTAGACCAATTTCCTAACTATGAAGATGTAAATTATGAGAATGGTAAGGTGTGTTATTTTATGCAAACTGGAGTTAAAGGACCATCAAAGAGAGCAAGATTACTTGCAGAGTTATGTGATTTAAAACTTCCAAAAACAGAGGAGAATAAGTTTTGGGATTAAATGATTTTATAGAACAATGTTATGAAGATAACAATGGTGTTATGTATGATACTGATAAGTTATTAGATATGGTTAGTGATTGGGAAGATCCTAATCCACCATTAGTTATAAAAGAGTATGATGGTATTAAAGTTGTTAGAGATGATTTATTAGACCACGGCAGTAAGATTAGATTTGTGGATAAATATATTAGAGATATTAAGGCTAAGGAAATAGTATTTGGTTGTTGTCCTGCTACAGGTTATGCTCAAATCTCATTACCAGCTGTAGCTAACAAGTATGATAAGAAAGTAATATTGTTTATGGCTAAACGACATCCTGATAATTATCACGAATACCAAAGACGAGGTATGGACTTGGGTGCTATTTACGAATGGGTGAATATGGGTATGTTGAGTGTTACCAAATCAAGAGCAAAGAAATACTATGAAGAGGATCCTGATAATAGAGTTTTATTTCCTATTGGTTTGGAACATCCTACGGTAGTTGGTAGTATAATAAAAGTTGCTAGACAGAATTTAAACGAGAATGATTTTAGTGAAATATGGAGTGTTGGTTCAAGTGGTACTATTAATAGAGGACTACAACTAGCATTTCCAAATAAAGATGTCCATGTTGTTTCAGTAGGACATAAGATGAGTGAAAGAGAGATTGGTAGGGCTAAGTTCTATCGGTCAGATTATAAGTTTGATAAGATTATCAAAGAAGAAGAGATGCCACCATTTCCATCAGCACCAACTTACGATGCTAAGGCTTGGAAGTTTGTTAAGGAATATGCAAAACCAAATGCATTATTTTGGAATGTAGGAGCATAAAGTTCTTGACTTTGATGAAAAATTGTTGTATATTTAAGGGTTATAAAATAGGTAAAATAATATGATTACGCTAACAGAAAAAGAAATATTATCTAATTGGGAAGAACTAAGAGGTATTATAAATAATACTTTTGAAGGTGACCGATTAGAAAACTTAAACAAAATGTACGATTACTTTGAAGAAAGAATGGTATTGGCACCAGCAAGTGGTAAGGAACATTTCCATTATGCTATGGTTGGTGGTTATGTTGCTCATGTTCTTCATGTAGTAGGTTTTGCAATTCAACTAAAAGACCTTTGGGAAAAGAATGGTGGTAAGATTGACTTTACCGATGAAGAACTTATCTTTGCAGCCATGCATCACGATTTAGGTAAAGTTGGAGATTTACATAATGATTATTATGTTCCACAAGAAAGTGATTGGCATCGTAAGAATAAGGGTGAGATATATACTCACAATGGAGACTTAAATTATATGACAGTTACAGATAGGGCTGTATTTCTTTTAGGACATTTTAATATACCTATGAGTGAATTAGAATATTTGGGTTTAAGATTAACAGATGGTTTGTATGAACAAGGTAACGAGAGTTATTTGAAAAGTTATTTTCCACAAAATAATTTGAAATCTAATATTGCTTACATTTTACATCAGGCAGATATGATGGCAACACACATTGAGTTTAATGAGTGGGAAAGAAGTAATAATGCTAGTAATAAAAGAGTTCAAGAAAGTGTAAATAAAATCAAACAAGCTACAGAAACAACCACTAATAAATTTATTAGTAGTGATTCAAAAGGTGAGAATGCTAAAGATTTATTTGATGAGTTATTTGGAGAAAAGAAATGATTTTAGAAATCGTATTAACATTAACCACATTAACATTGGGTTACACAAGTTTTAATCTTTTTAAAAAAGTAGAAAGGTTAGAAGATTGGGTTGAGGAATATTCACAACGAGTAATTGATGCTAATACAACATTACAAGAATTAGATTCTGGTGGTAAGTTTGAATCTGATGATGAGATTGGTGTTGTATTTGCTGGTATCAAACGAACAATTAATGATTTAACTAATATAAATAACAAGGATATATAATGCCAAGAAAAGCAAAAAAAGGTTCACCAAGATATTATTTTAATATGGATACACAAGCTGCTATCATTAGACATAATAAAGAAGTACGACCAGTTATGCGTGAACGAATCTATAATGAACATATTCGTAATGCATTTGAGAAGTTGGCAGAGAACATTATTCACACATTTAAATTTTATTATTTTGATGTACCGAGTGAAGATGTTAAACATGAGGTAGTAAGTTTTTTATATATGAATATGCACAAGTTTACCGAAGGTAAAGGTAAAGCATTCTCATACTTTAGTATTGTGGCAAAGAACTATTTGATTCTTCACAATAATAATAACTATAAGAGAATGAAGCAACACGATGGTGCTGAAGTTACTGATAGGAAAAGAGATCCAATCTCCGAGATTAAAAGTAAAGATGCAAGAAAGATGAAGATTGAATATGTTGATGTGTTGGCAGATTATTGGAGAAATAATTTAACTGCAGTATTTAAACGGAAGAAAGATTTAGATGTTGCAAATGCTGTTGTTGAATTGATGGATATGAAAGAGAACATTGATAACTTTAATAAGAAAGCATTATACATTCTCATTCGTGAAATGACTGGTTCAAACACACAACATATCACAAGAGTTGTAAATGTGATGAAAAAACACCACTTCAAACTACAGGAAAACTACTTATCTACTGGTTCTGTTGTAACCACACAAACAGGAAGTTGGTTTGATAGACCTGTGATCTAAAATATATATACTTTTTTCTATTGTCGTAATATTTATTAATAACTATTACAGGTAAATATTATGGCAATAGATTTCGAAGTCTTTGAAGGTAAGACATTATCCGATATCTTTAAAGACATCTACGACAATTCAAACAAAAATAAACAACAACTCGAAGTATTAATGAAAGAGGTTGTTGGTTTTATTAAAGACGGTGATACCGCTGTTCAAATCATTCCTATGTTGAAAGAGTATTTAGAAATCAATGTAAAGAATGATGAACAATTGGTCAAACTCGCCACTATCGTTCAACGAATCGCTACACAAACAAAAACTTCCAATACGGATGATGAGTTTGGAATAAGTGATAAAGAAAAAGAACAACTACTAGCAAGTATCCAAGAAGTCTCTAATGAAGTACAGGATTATAGTGATAAGATTATAAGTAGTCGGGAAGAATAGTGTCTCATACAGTTAAAAAAACCTTAAAAAGTGATAGACCAGGTTCAGAATTACAAGGTTCAATAGTTACAAAAGAAATGGTTATGAGGGCTATCGAAACTCGTGTTGGTAGTGAAGAATTTTATGAATTAGAACCATTTGAAGTATTGGAAGTTTTTGTAGATGACACTGTAGAGAATTTTCCACTAACAGCTGAAGGTGAAAAGGATTATAGTTATACTGGTGGTGTTTTGGGTAGATTTATTTATTCAGAACAAAATAAACCAAAACCAGAATGTAAATGGTTTAAGCCTATTAATCCTAATATAAATATGACACCAGTAAGGGGTGAAATTGTTATTGGTATGGAGTATTTAGGTCAATGGTATTATACACATACTTTAAATTGTTTTGGTAGTCCAAACGCTAATATTAGAAAAAATTTAAGTTCATATAGAAATCCACCAAATGAAGATGAGCCTGGAGAATATTTTATAAAGAGTGGTGATAAATATCCAAATTTAGGTTACACTCGTAGACTACGGCCAAAAGAGGGTGAGTTATTAATTGAAGGTAGATTTAATAATTCGATTAGACTTGGTAGTAATCAAATAGAAGAAGCTACATTTGAGGAATCTCCAAATATTGTTATTTCTGTGGGTCATTTGATAAATGGTGATAGTGATAATTCACAAAAGTATGATAAGCAAAAAGAAGAACCATATAATGATGGTACAAGAGAAAAACCTATCTATGAGGATATTGATAAAGATGGTTCAAGTATATACCTAACAACAAATGAAGAATTAAAATTTACACCAGCAGTAGAGAGTGAAGTGGGTGGTGCATTTGCACCATTTGATGGTAAAAATATTTTATTAGATAGTGATAGAATTATATTTAATACTAAGAATGAGGGTAGTGTTGCGATATTTAGTAGTAATAATATTGCTTTAAGTGCAGTAACAGAAGTGGTGATTGAAACACCAGCAAGTAAATTAGGTAGTGTAGATGCAGAAGAACCTCAAGTATTAGGTCAAGTATTATTTGATAAGTTAGATTTTTTAATTACACAATTAGGCTTAGTAGCTGCTATCCCAACACCAACTGGTCCTTCTGGTCCTTTAAGTAGTTCACCAAATTGGACAGCGGTAACAACTGCTATGGCAGATATTAAAAGTGCTTTAAGTACAAAACATTTGATAGATTCATAATGAGTTTTACTAATTTTAAAAATGATTATTTAGAAATTGTAAATGGTGATGGATTTAAAAGTACTAAAGAAGTTGTGGATTTTATGATAGATAATTATTTGAGTGCTATAGATGGAACTACTAATGTGTGGTTAGATCCAACAGGAGAATTATTACAACCAGCTTTAGATTTGTTGAAGGAAGCATTAGAAGAAACATTTGACCAACAAAAAGGACCCGAAGCGATGGAGGCCAGTTTGAGTTTAGCAATAAGTTCTCTTTGGTTACTTGGTAGTTTACCTGGTTTATATAGTACAGTATTAGGTAGTCATGCACCTAAAGCTACAAGTGGTAATATACCAGCTCAAGCAAGTAGTGCTGAAGAATTTATAGATGGAGTAATATCCATGTTTGATGAAATTCATAGTGGATTAGTTTTTGGCCATCTTTCTTCACCACCAATACCAGGTAATACCGCAATAGTAGTACCATAAGAATTTAATAATAGGAGTTAGAAATGAAAAAAAGCGAATTAATAAAAATAATTGAATTAGTAGTTCGTAAGGAAGTTAAAAAACAGGTTAAACAGATACTTATTACAGAGAAGAGTATCAAACCTAAACCTGTTATACAATCCAAACCAAAACCAAAAGTTCAAAAACAATATACAGATAATCTTGAACTGAATAAAGTATTGAATGAAACAGTTGGTTTGAATGATAAGTCACAGGAAGATGAAGAGTGGCCAACGATGGGTGGAAGTGCGTTTGATAGTACAAAAATGGCAGAAGCTTTAGGGTATGGTAATATTGGACCTGGAGGTAATCAGGAATTACAGAGACAAATGGGCGCTGTTCAGACTATGAAAGATGCTGGAGTTACTACCGAACAAGTACCTGAAGGTGTGGTAGATGCTTTAACAAAAGATTATAGTTCTTTAATGAAACATATCAATACTAAAAAAGGTAAATAATGGCAACAGTAAGGGAACTGAATGAAAATGATGATGCTAGATTTGGGTTAAGATTCCCATTGGAATATAATAGCCAACTTGGTGGATTTTTTCCAACTACAAGAACAATAAAAGAACAGGCATCATCTAATTTAAAAAACTTGATATTAACTAATAAGGGTGAAAGAGTAGGTCAACCAGAATTTGGTACAAATCTTACTTCAATTCTATTTGAACCTATTACACCAGATATTGGTGATAGAATAGAAGCTTCTATTAATGAAGCAGTATCAAGGTGGTTGCCTTATATAACAATAGTAAATACATTTACCTCTGTACCAAAAACTAATCCAAATATGGTAATGATACAAATTGAATTTTCTATTAAGGTAGATGATCCTAGCTCAATAAATACTATAACATTTACCTTTAACAAAGGGGAATAAGAATGGCAAGAGAAATTGAATACGGTACTAATATAAAAGCCGTTAAAAAAGATGTAAAATATTTAGGTAGAGAATTTACTACCATTAGGGCTAATTTAATTGAATTTGCTAAATCATATTTTCCTAATGCTTATAATGATTTTAATGAATCATCTCCAGGAATGATGTTTATTGAGATGGCCGCTTATGTTGGTGATACATTAAATTTTTATATGGATAATCAATATAGAGAAGCTTTACTACATAGTGCAGAAGAAAAAAAGAATGTGTTTAAACTTGCACAATCATTTGGTTATAAGCCAAAATTATCTAATCCTGCAGTAGCAATTGTAGATGTTTCTGTAGAAGTACCTGCAGAAACAATTGATGATAATAATTATAGAGCCGACATAGACTATGCCCCTACACTAACTGTAAATAGTATGTTCGATAGTGATACTGGTGTTACATTTAGATTAATGGATGATGTAAATTTTAAATCTTCATCTTCATTGGATACACGAACATCTATTGTTTCACAAATGGAAGATGATGTTCCAACACACTATAAACTAACAAAACAGGCTTTGGTGGAATCTGGTAAACAAACAGAGCAAAGATTTACATTTGGTAATGCGATAAAATTTAATAAAATAATATTAGCTAATCCTAATGTTGTAGAAATACTATCTATTATTGATGATGATGGTAACAAGTGGTATGAAGTTCCTTATTTAGCACAAGATACTGTATTCGATGCGGTTGAAAACAATCCTGTTAATAGTCCAGATATGAGTTCGTATTCAGCAGATACTCCATATATGATGAAGTTAATTAAAACTGCTAGAAGATTTACTACCTATGTTAGAAGTGATGGTAAAACCGAAATAAGATTTGGTGCTGGTATTAGTAGCAATGCTGATGAAGAGATGATTCCAAATCCAGATAATGTTGGATCTTCATTAAGTAGTGGATTATCTAAGTTAGATACAAATTTTGATCCAAGTAATTTTTTAAATACAAAAACATTTGGCCAATCTCCAAGTAATATTACATTAGTAATTAATTATACTTATGGTGGTTCTTTAGATGATAATGTTTTATCAAACCAAATAACAGAAGTTAATCTTGCTAATGTTAATTTAGCCCCTGGTGGATTGGATAATACCAAAGTAACAGATGTTAAAAATAGTGTTACAGTTACAAATCCAGAACCAGCTACTGGTGGTTCAAGTGGTGATACTATAGAGGAAGTCAGACAAAGAGCTATGGCCTATATGAATACACAAGGTAGAGCAGTTACCATGCAAGACTATATAACTAGAGTTTATTCTTTACCACAAAAATTTGGTAATATTGCAAAGGCATTTATATTACAAGATGAACAATTAGACCAAGTTGCTGGTGGTGAAGATGGTGAAAAACCATCATTTAAAGAAATTAGTAATCCACTTGCATTAAATATGTATGTATTAGGATATGACTTTAAAAGAAACTTTGTGGAATTAAATAATGCAACTAAACAGAATTTAAAAATATATTTATCTCAATATAGAATGATGACAGATGCTATCAATATTAAGGATGCATTTATAATAAATGTTGGTGTTAAGTTTTCGATAATAACACAAAGGGGATTCAATAAAAACGAGGTGTTGATGAAATGTATTGATAAAGTTAAACAACATTTAAGTCCCAAGAAATGGCAAATAAACCAACCTATAATAATAAGTGATATAGCCTATCAAATTTCATTAGTTAATGGTGTTGCTAGTGTTGTTCCACCAGTTGAGGATAATCCTGAAAAATCAATGGTTGTTATAGAAAATCTTTATGATGGAGATGCTGGTTATAATACTAATGTTTATGATTTAGATGCTGCAACTAAAGATGGTGTTATATATCCATCATTAGATCCATGTATCTTTGAAATTAAATTCCCTGATAATGATATTGAGGGTAGAGTAGTGGGAGATATTTAATGTATTATTTTCAATACCCAACAGCAGACACAACAATTTATGAAAATAACCTAAGTTCATCATTAAACGCTGGTAGTGATCAAATTATAGAAGTATTAAAAAATGTAGATGAAACTGGTACGGTTGTTTCAGTTTCTCGTATATTAATGAAATTTGATTATACTGATATTGCAAGAAAAAGAACTGCTGGTACAATACCAACAGATGCTAAATATTACTTGAATTTATATGATGCTGGTTCGCAAGAATTAAAAGTAGAACAGGATTTATATGTATATATAGTTAATGGAACTTGGAATCAAGGTACTGGTAAAGTAGATAGTAATCCAATTATAGAAGATGGTGTTAGTTGGAAATATAGGGGTGATACCACTACCAAAACACAATGGTTAAATGGTAGCGATACACAAGGTGGTAATTGGTTTACTTCAAGTTTAAGTGGTCAATATAATGTTAGTTCATCTTATAGTTTAAAATATGGAACTAGAGATTTGAGAATAGATGTTACTGGTTTGGTTAATAATCAAATAGCCTCAAGTTCAGTATATGGTAATAATGGATTTATTATAAAAAGATTAAATACAGCTACAAGTCAAAGTGCTTTATCTATATTTGATCCAACAACCGCTACTGGTTCAGCTGAACATAATACGGAACATTTGGGTAATTTAAGATTTTTCTCAAAAGAAACAGATACTATATATCCACCAAAGTTAGAGGTAGAGTGGGATGATTCAAAATGGAGTACTGGCTCTCTCGATCCACTATCATCAACAGATTTAGAAAGATTGAATGTTTATTTCAAGGGAATTAAGCCTGAATATAAAGAAAAATCAAAAACAAAATTTAGATTAGTTGGTAGAGAATTATATCCAACAAGAGGGTTTGGTACTACACCAGCCGCATTAACAATTAAGACACTACCAAGTGGTAGTAGATTATTAGAGCAGGGAACATACTATTCTGTTAAGGATGCATTAACCGATGAGGTTGTAGTTCCATTTAGTACTGGTTCAATTGTTAGTTGTGATTCACAAGGCAATTACTTTAATATTTGGATGGATACATTTCAACCAGAAAGATTTTATAAATTTGAAATTAAAGTAGTTAGTGGTAGTGGAGCAGACCAAACATCAATGATTTTTGATGAGGGTTATGAATTTAAAGTGGTGAGATAATATGCCATATTCAATAGAAGAGTTAAAAAATAAACCATCATATCAAAATATAATTGAAGCAGATAAGAATGATTTAAAAAAATATTTTGAAGATGAGGAGTTACGGGCACAACAATCTGGTTCTACTATGGAGGCGGTAAAGACTTTGCGAGATGAGGAAGGTTTTATATTATCATACGAATCACCATTTGAAGAAGGTAAAACGATGCCTAGCCCAATACAAAAAGTTAGATTACCAATGGTATATCCAAATGCGGTAACAGAACAACTTAGGAGTAAGTTATCAAAAGAAAGAGAGTTTAGTGAATTTATACCTAGAAAATTTTGGCCAGCTGAACCACCAGCTGAAGAAGATGACAACGAACCATTTACAGAAAAAGAAACAGAAGAAAATATAAAGAAACAAGAGAAAGAAATTGATGATACTAAGGCTAAAGACAAGGCAATAAAGAAAGTGGCTGAATCTACTGGACAAACAACAGAGCAGGTTAAGGAACAGACAAGTAACAGAAAGTCACCTGGTAGACAAGATGAAGGTGATCGAAATGATAATAGAAATTGAGATAGAAACTATGATTAATAAGATTTTAATATGAAGAAATTTACACTAGATAAAAAAATATTTGACCAAGTAACAAGTGCAAATAAAGATTATTCTTCATTTGGTATAGAAAATTCGCCTAATAAAATAGACTATATCCAATTGTATGTTACGGATATGAATGATAAAGTTTTAGCTAGAGATTACCTTTCACAAGATGAAATTAGTGTTGTTGATAATCAAGTTGTCGATTTAGATATCGGACAGCATTTAAGAAACATGGGATTTACAGAGGGTGATTATAAAGTTAAATATTACTTTATGAGTGCTTTAGCTGGACTACCTTCCAATGCAGATAATTATGGTGAAGCTAGTCATTATTATTTAAATCCAGACCAAACTATATATTGGGGTAAGATTAAAAAAAGAATGTTGGGTGATGAGGAACAATATTTTTATTTAAATAACGATGGTACAGAAGAAATTCCTTTAAAGAAAATAGAAAATAAATATTTACTTTTAAATATGTCTCCTGATAAAACAGAAGTAGAAATTGATGCACAAAATATAGCTAGTTGGGGATATAAAGATAAATTAAGATCTATAATGAGACAAAAACCCATACCACGATGGGGATATTCTTATGCCAACAATTCCAATAGAAAATATCCTGCGGGACATTTACAATTTGATAAAGATGATCCAACAATAATTAAACTAATACCACAATATGATGGTGATCCAGGTTTTGATCCTGAGGTTGTTGGTAAATCAATTTCAATTAGAGAGGTTTATGAATTTCAAGGACCAGAAGTTTCTGTAACTGGTATATCAGCTGATCCTGCATTAGCAAATCCAATGTCTCCTGAATTTCAACAGATGATACAACAAGGATATAACCCACAAGAAATAATAGATATGTCAACACAAGAAGTAGAAAGTCGTGTAAGAGATACTATTAAAATGAGATTTAAAAGTCGAATAGTAGAGGTATTAGACTTTGATACCATAAGAGTTGAAAAGAGTTTTGTTGAGTATGAATCTGAAGCTAGGGATATTTTACAAAAAAAATTAGAAAAGTGGAATGGTGAAGATGAAGAAATAGAGTATTATGATACTGGATATGATTTACCTCAAACCATAAAATTTGGTGATGGAGAATATGCTCCACAAACACAATTAGACCAATCCATGTTTCAGCAAGTTGCTGATAAAAATAGATTATTAGTACCAGAACCAGTTTTTCCAAAAGGTAAACCAAGAGGTAATGCATGGGTTGTGTGGGCACCTCAAACAGATTTTAATAGATGTAATACTTACTTAGTAGTAAATGACCAATACTATTTAATAGCTAGGGGGACAGAAGGTTATGGATTACATGGTACAATTTGGGGTGGACCTAAAGATGGTACATATGCCCCATCTCCTGGTAAGCCAGCATGGAATACTCAAGATGTATTAAATAGATATTTTAAATTATATAAACCACTAGAAAAAGATATTGAACAATATGACTTAGTATATTTTGCTGAAGAAAAGTTAGAACCATATGAGGATAAAATTAGATTAATTCCATTTGAAGATGATTTTGATAATGATATTCAGTTTTTAAGAATACCTAATATGAATTCTAAAGACAATCCAGTACGACCTAGAAGAACTAATTTTAAAAATTTTAATACATTAAATGGTAATAATAATTTAGTTAAGGATAAGTTAACTGAAAAAATATTCTCTGGTAGTTTATTAGACACTAGATTAAATATTGATTATGGTAGACGAAATGCTGAAATAGCACCAGACCAAGATGATTATGGATTTGGTAAATTTATTAATTATGGTTCTGCAGAAAAAAGAGTAGAAAATTTTAAAAAGAAATTAACATTGATAGAAACATATACATCTCAAAGTGGTGTATTTTCAAACATATCAAGTTCTGTAGAAACTCAAACAAAATATAGAAAATTAAAAAATAATGTTATCAATAGCTTTGACCATTTTGAACATTATATGTATTATGAATCTTCATCATATACAACAAGTTCATTGGGTGAGAGATATGATGTAACTTGGCCTAAAACAAGTTATTCAAATAATGTATATACTTTAACACCAGTTACAAGTTCTCTAGGTATTTCTCATTATAATACTTGGAATACAAGAGCTAAAGAATTTGATATTATAAATAAGGAAAGATTTATAAGTAATTTACCAGCCCATGTTTCTATGGATCCATCTAATAATACCTTTTTAGATTTCTTTGATATGATGGGACAACAATTTGACGAGTATTGGTTATATACAAGACACTTTACAGATGTTAATGAAAGAACAAGTAGGTTAGGTGAGGGTATATCAAAAGATTTAGTAGAACAAGTTGCGAAATCTATTGGATTAAATTTAGTTAATGGTAATGATTTATTAGAATTACCAGAGTATTTACTTGGTACAAACACTACTGGTTCTGCTGTTTATTCTACACCACAAGAAGATGTCACTAAAGAAATATACAAAAGAATTTTAAGTAATATGCCTTTCTTTTCAAAAAGTAAAGGTAGTATTAGGGCAATGAAAGGATTATTAAATTGTTATGGTATACCAAGTTCTATTTTAAGAGTTAGGGAATATGGTGGTCCAGATATTGGTGAACGAGTTAGTTATGAAATTAAAAGAAAATTTAATTATGCTTTAGATTTTAAAGGTTCACAATATGTACAACATACTTGGAGAGCAGATACGGTTGATAATACTTATCCTGATACGGTTGAGTTTAGATTTAGAACACCTTATAGTGTAGGCAATTCTGGTTCAATGGCAATAGTACAAACCAATGATAGGTGGGCTATTGGACTAAAAGATAATGGAACTACTGATTCCTATGGTAATTTATTCTTTGCACTATCTGGTTCAAATAGTAGTGCTGCTTCATGTTCTATAGATGGTTTACCATTTTACAATGATGATATGTGGAGTGTTATGTTAACTCGTGCTAGTTCAAGTGGAGCTCAACTAACAAGTGCAAGTCCTGGTAGTAAAATTAAATATGAATTAACAGCTAAACAATATGATTCTACGAGAGAAGTTATATTATATCAAGGTAGTAGTTCATTTGTAGCTGATGGAAGCGGTGGTAATAACACCAATGGATATGAACAAAACGAATATTGGACTACAAGTACTAATACAAGATTGGGTGGAAATGCTAATGGTAAGTTTGGTAGTATGTTTAGTGGTTCATTAATGGAATATAGATTATGGACAGAAGTTTTGTCACAAGAAAAATTTAATGATCATGTTAAGGCACCAAAATCTTATGTTGGTAATACTACCTCATCTGCTTATGAAAAATTAGTTTTTAAATTACCCTTAAATGATAATATTAATTTAAGTTCTAATAATGTAGATGATAAATCTGCTAGAACAACTTATGAGGCAAATGGCACACCAAATGGATTTACTGGAAACTTTTTTAGAAGTATAGTAGATAAAGAAGAAGTTAAAATTCCAAATATAGGTCCAAATAGGAGAAATGCTACAAAAATAAGAATTGAAGATCAACAATTGGGTAATAGGATGTTATCACCAGAGACAAGAGTTGCAGCTTCTGCCTATGATACTGCACCAATAGATAGTAATAAGGTTGGTATTTATTTTTCTCCAGTTGATGTTATTAATGAAGATATAATGTATTCAATGGCAGATTTTGATTTTGATGATTTAGTAGGTGATCCTCGTGATGAGTTCGAACCAGAATTTAGAGGATTGGAAAACGAACAAAGAAAATATTGGAAAAAATATTCTTCACCAAATAATTTTTGGGATTATTTAAGAATTTTAAAGTATTATGATTCTGGTATATTTGACCAAATTCGTTCATTTATTCCAGCTCGTGTAAATGCAACATTAGGTATATTAATTGAACCAAATATGTTGGAAAGAGATAAAGAGGTAATTGGTAAGTTACCTGAGATAGATAATAACTATTTTGAAAATGCTAATCAATTTCAAGAAGGATTACAGATATCAAATAATAAAAGTGGTTCTGATGCTGCAGCAATAACTATGGGTGGAGAATTTTATCAAAACGAGGGTAGTTTAAATTTAACTGGATATACAGATAAAGTTGGTGAACCAGGTGCTGGTGCAAATGGAAGTTTGAATATAAATACATTAAACTCGTTGGATAAGATAGATGGTAAAACACCATTTGGAAGTACTTATGTTTCTGCTAGTATAACATTTGGTGGAACTATACAGGAATTTACAGAAACTATACAACCTAATATTAGTAGTTCAAGAATATCTGCACATAACCAAATAAAAAGACTGTTTTATAGTACACCAGAAAATGCCAAAAATAATGTACCAAGTAGTGCATCATTTCATCCAGCAGAATATGAGAGTATGGCATTGGATAGTTCATTATTTAGGGTTTATTATAAACCAGTAACATTAACAAAAAAGAATACAATAGATGGTAAAGAGCCTGTTGAGATTACAATCACATCTCCAACAACTTTAATAAGTCAAGAGCCAGGTGAATCACCATTAAAAGTTGAATAAAAATTTAAGTTCTTTATATTTATTATGGAGAGGTTCTATCTCACCATAATATACAAAACAGGAGTAAAATATGGGTTTTTTAAATAATACAAGCGTAACCGTAGATGCTATTTTAACCAAAAAAGGTCGAGAATTATTAGCTCGCGGTCAAAATGAATTTCAGATAACTAAATTTGCTTTATCTGATGATGAGATAGATTATAATTTATGGGATACTGCACATCCTAATGGTTCAAACTATTATGGTGCTGTTATTGAGAACATGCCTCTATTAGAATCATTTGTTGATGAAAATCAAGTAATGAGATTTAAACTTATCACATTACCTAAAAATACAGCTAAGATGCCTGTTCTTGAAGTACCTGCACCAAGTTTAGCTTTTACTGGAGCTGGTATAACACAAACTGTTTCACCAAATACAAGAAATGGTGCTGATGCGGAAAGTGGGTATATGTTTATATTACATGACGCTACTATTGCTAATCTAACACCTTTTGTTGGTGGTGGAAAGAAAAAGAAGAAAAAATTTGGTAAAGGTAAAAAGAAAAAACCATTTAACTTTAATATACCTGGTATGACCAATAAGGCAGTAGATGATTTACAATATAATGCTGGTGCAACTACTCCTGTATTTTTAAATGAAGAAGAGAGAAAGAAATCTATAACATTGACTGGTAGAAAAGTTAATGTTGTTTCTCGTAACATAACTACTTTAACTTCAACTAACCTAACAATTGTTGGTGTAGATTCTGGTGCTATCTTTAATGTCGTTATAACAGTTAAACCATCACCAATAGTATAAGGAGTGATTAATGTCAATATTTACAGAATTTGATTTTGAAAATGATGTAGTAGAAAATCAAAAAACAAAAATCTCAAGTGGTATATTTAGTGGTGGTAGTGGAACATTAACATCATTTTTTACCAGTTCTACACAACAGGCTACTGGTTCATTTTTATCAATATACCATCAGGATCCAAATGTAGGTGGAACTGCAGCAACAGCTGAAGTTCAATTTGATATTGGATATGCTCACTATGCTGGTAGTGGTTCAAAGGGTAATACTACAAAAACTACAGCAGGTAATAGAGAAAGTCTTGCAATGCATTCTCAATTTGCACAAGTTGTATTGCCACCAACAACAACTCAATTTACAATGACAGGAGCCCCAACTGGTTCTAAGGATTTTTATTTTGTAAGTTTTATGCGTTCTCGTATGAGAGAAAAACTTGATCCAGGTAATTGGGAATTGAGATTAGGTGGGTTAAAATTAATTGATGATAGTGGCGCAACTACTAATCCAACTGTAAATGAAGGTGGTAGAGTTTATAATGTTGTTACTGGTTCAATAGCAACTGGAGCAGCTGTTGTAAAAACTACTGCTGCTAATGAAACAAATGGTGGTTTGGGATTATTTTATCCTGATTTAGGATTGATAATATTGGATGCTACTAGAATCAAAAATAGAGCACCTGATACTGGTATTGCTACAGGAACAAGTACAAATGCATTTGATAATAATCCAAGAAAATTATATAATAAAATTAAAGCTGGTGCTTATTTTCAAGTAAGAAGAGAAGAAGAAATTAGTTCTACTAACTTTTTCTGTAGGGTAAATAACAAGAAATACAACTTTAGTTCTAATCCAACTTTTGCTACTGGTTCAACTGGTGATTTTACAAATGCTACATTCTTTAAGGACCCTAAAGTTTATATAACTTCTGTTGGTCTATATAATGATGACAATGAACTCTTAGCAGTTGCTAAATTGAGTAAACCTGTACTTAAATCATATTCAAGGGAAGCTATCATAAAAGTTAAGTTAGACTTCTAGGGGGTAAAAAATGTTTAAGAACATTGACCCGACCAATAAGTCAATCAAACCTTATAAAGTCTATAAGGATTTCACATTAACACATAATCATAGTGCGAGTGGTCATGTTGTATTACGCGCAGATGGTTCTAGTGCTTGGAATTTTATACCAAGTCAATCACTATCTCAAAGTTTTGGTGAATATAATAGTACTACAAAACAATATTCTTTAGGTACATATTATGACATTCCAAATTGGCATTCTGTAAATAGATTATATTATAAAAATTGGGAAAAACCATTTGAAGTTTTTGGTATAAATAATAATAAAATTCAAAAACGAGAATTACACAATACTGCTAGAATATTTACAATACCACAAGAACTATTTGGTGAAAAAGTAAAGCCTGGTTCTATTGAGTTAGAAGATACTTCTAATGGTAAAACTTTTATTATTAAAGATGATGGTGAAGGAAATTTATATGATTTTGCATTTTCATCTAGTTTTGCAGCGTATAAATCAAGTTCTTTTAATCGAGCCAATGGTGTTGCCTCAAACGGAAGTGGTAGTCAAGTTGGTAATATATTCTATGAACATGGTATAATGGTAATCACCGATACTGGTTCATATTATAATTGTGGATTGGGTACTGGACATGAATTAAAATATAAAGCCACACATACTAACTATGAATATGAATATATGGTGAATGCCGCAGTTGGTGAATATAATGGTTCTACAAATATCTCTACTACATTTGAAAGAAGTGGTAGTCAAACATTACCAGAAGGTACTGTTTCTATGTCAAGATTTATGCCCTTTGGTGACCAACCAAATGCAAATGGTATTGGTACTTTTAAAACATCATATGAGGCAGCTGGAAAATATGAAGGTTTTACTACTCACTCTTTATTCAAACCCTATGTCACTACAATTGGTTTATACAACGATAATAATGAATTATTAGTTGTTGGTAAATTAGCAAAAGCAGTAAAATTAAGTGATGATTATGAGACAAATTTTATAGTTAGGTTTGACATATAATCCACACACCTTATATTTATTAATACATAACTGGAGAAAACAGATGTTAAAGAAATTTATAGTAAGCCTATTTTTAGGCTCATCTTTATTTAGTCAAAATATAATTGGAGATTTCTTCAAGTATTCTACAGCGTACGCCAGTTTTAGTTTGAATGCTCCACGATATCAAGATGATAGGTTCGCTATTATCGGTGGTTTATCCACAGGTACTTTAGAAGTAGAGAGAACAGATAGAAATTTAAAACCAGATTTCCAAACATCATTTGGTTTGAGAAAAGTAGGTAGATTTCAATATGAACCAAAAAGAGGTGTTAAGGGTGCTGGTAAAGGTGGAACTTGGTATGATGGCTCAGAACAAAACGCTAACGAGAGTGCTACATTCGGACCTGTTAAAGGTTGGGAATATTTAATTAGATGGTCAGAAGGTAGACAATGGGGTAATGAATATGTTAATCAAGAATATTGGTTAAGATACATTGGTGACTATTTAATGGCTAAAGTTGGTATGACCGAATTGGGATTAGAAGATATTCATTATACACATGCTGATTTAAGAGTTCATTTAACACCTAAAGCATTAGGTAACAAATTACATTTATCAGTTGGTGTGAAACATAGAAACCATCCTGTATATGGATTTGATGCTATGATATTAGACACGACATGGTATAGAGGTCAATGGTGGAACTTCGCTGAAGATGCTTTTGGTATAGATGATAATATGTGGTTTGATCCAACAATGATAGATGAAGATGGAAATTGGATAAATCAAGAATTATTTGAGTATGATACTGAAACAGGTGAGCTTGTACCAATAGAAGGTGATGGTCCTTTTTGGAATGAAGGTGGTGAGTATTGGGGACATGATTGGTTATGGAGAGATGCTGATGGTAGAATATTTGCATATACTGATAGAGAATATTTTATATATCACTTTCCAGGTATGTTAGAAGAATATATTGGTGGTAAGAAAAAAGCATTGGGTAATCAAAATGAAACCTCATTAGTTATTGGATTAGATTTTTATCATTATGGTGATAATTGGTGGTTGCATGGTTGGGGAAATTGGCTACCAATACA